GTTGCGCTGGCCCTCGGTCAGCTTGGGTAGCGTGATGAGCTTCGTGCCCTCACTGGTGGCGGCGTTGCCGTCCTGCGGCCTCTTGAACTTCCAAGTCACGTTCTTCGGATAGAACGGACCGACGTTGCCGGTGTAGGAGGCATCGGGCTCCTCGCCAAGGTACTTCTCCTCGGTGTAGATGACAGCGGCGCGGGCGGTGTTGTCGGCGAAGTCGAGGTCGCTGGTCTGGCCCATGTAGAACTTCCGATGATCCTCCACGCCGGTGCCAAGTTCCGCCTCGGTGGGCTCGCTGGCCTCGGCGAACTTTGCCAGAGCCTTGACGAACTCCGGCTCGTCCCGGTCGGTCATGAAGTAGTACCAGTCGTTGTCCTCGTCCCGCTGGAACTCCTTGATAGTCTCGATGAGGCTGTCAGCGGCGGTCATGGCGTCCTTGCCGTTGGTGAAGGTCTCCTTTCCAGTGGCAACGAACTCCTGAGACATAGCCTCGTCCAGGAAGATTTCAATGCGTTCAGGAATGGAGTCGGTGCTGCCGCCCTCGGTGGCGGTGAACGTGACCACGGTGTCCTTCACAGCGGCGGTGTAGGTCTTGCCGCCCTTGGTGAAGGAAGCCCCGTTGAACTGTGCCGCCAGCTTCATGCCGTCCTCAATCTCGACCTTTGCGGTCAGCGTGACCACAGCCTTGTCATCCCCGCCAATCCGCACGTAGAGCTTCTGCTTTGCGGCAGGGGCGTCAAACGGGAACACGTCGTTGTCGAAATCGATAACGAAGGTAGCGGCGACAGCGGGGGACGCGGTGGGCGGCTCGAAGCCCACGATCTTGAACTTGTTGACCAGCGTCTCGGCCAGCGTGGTCTTGCCCTGGTTCATCAGGGTGGTCGCCTTGCGGACGATCTTCGAGTTGGGGGTCTTTCCATCATCCCCATAGACGGCCTTGACGCTCTCAACATCCCGGTACACACCGACAGGCTGGGCCCCGGTGGTCGAGATGAGCAGAATGTCAAGGCTCTCCTTTGTCGTAGGCAGCGCGTCACGCTTCACGACGACAATTACGTCTTTTGCCATTTTGCTTTTCCTCCTTCTTACTGGTGTGCGTTTCCTGGG